AGAACCAACACCGATGAGCAAGGTGAACTACCGCCGCAAGCGCAAGCGTAAGAGCGGAAGAACGCGCAACCGATGCGGAGATAAGCACTGCACTTGGTGCTCCTCGAACCGCACCCACTCAACCAGAAAGCGGGAAATCCCGCAGGAGTTTTCAAACAATGACTAACCAATACCAACCCCTCGTCGATGCGATGGAGCAGGGCGTCCGGGACATCCTGAACCAACTGATCGACGGCACGATCGAGGAACTCGACGGCCCGATCCGCGAGTGCTCGCTGCGCCTCACCATGGCCTCTCGCAAGAACCGCACGGATCTCGTGGCGGCGTGCCGCGACCAGCTCGAACTCATCGTGCTGGAGAAGCGCCTGCGCCTCGAAGGCCAAGGAGACGGCGTGTTCGGCACGATCCTGAACGTGGGCCTGAACGCGCTCGTCAACGGCGCGATCGGCGCGCTGGCCAGTCGGAGGCTGTAGTTATGAAGCTAATCCATCGCTGTACTGGCCCGTCGAGAAACACCCCATACCCGTGCGGGATCTGGATCAACCTCATCTTCGGGTGGCTGCGCGTCTGGCCTCTTCGACGAGGGTGCATGGGTTGGTGGGCCTCAGCCAAGATTCGCAAGGGTCGAAGAGGTGATACCAGACTTCTCAGGAGTGACGCTGAGCTTCTCCTGAATCTCAAGAATCAGTAGTCCTATGGAACGCCCGCAGTTCTCTGGAGACCCGCGCAACGCGGAAGACCTGCTCGCCCACGAGCGGGCTCTCCGTGCTTGGGAAGAGGCGGTTGCCGATGCAGAGTACTACGACGAGCTGTACAAGGCCGAGCCTGCCCCCACCGACCTCGCCGAATCCATCGGCAGGTTCCTCGAAGACCCTGAGTTCCGTGAGCGGTTCCGGGGTCCCGAGGGCCTGCCGGGCATGAACGGGGCGCCCGGGTCGGCCGGAGCTGCGGGAGAGACGGGACCGCAAGGACCGCAGGGCGACCAGGGAGAGACGGGACCGCAAGGACCGCAGGGCGACCAGGGGCCGCCGGGCGCAGACGGCGCAGACGGCAACGACTGGCGCGTGGGCAGCGGCGCCCCCAGCATCGTCGCGGGCGATGAGGAGGGTGACCTCTACCTCGACACCGCGAACGGCGACGTGTACCAAGTCCAGTCGAGTGCGTGGGTCCTGGTCGCGAACATCACCGGACCTGCTGGCGCGGACGGCGCTGACGGAGCCGACGGGGCGGACGGCGTGGACATCTCGGCATCGTACGCCTCCTCTTTCGGCCCTGCCGCAGCAGACCAGACAATCTCCGCCAGTGGGGATGGCTCTGTGCTGGACTTGGACACGAGCGCACAGGCAGAGCCAGGCGCATCGTGGAACTTGACTGGCGCAGGTAGGTGGGACTGGGAGGGAGGTGAGGATGCGACCTTCCTTGTCATCGTCAAAGGTATCTACCAGATGTCAGGCAATACAGGCATCCTCACGCAAAGCCTACAGAAGGGTGCATCAGGCTCAGTATCAGGCTCTATCTCTTCGCGTGATTTTGCTGACGGGGAGATAGCCACCCTGGTCTCACATTGCATTGTGGACCTGTCGGACGGAAACGCACTCAAAGCTAGGTGTGTCGCAACCTATGGAGCTGGCGCGACCGCTGTTCTACTGCGAGGCCAGGGTACCATTACTATCGTGAGGATCAAGTAGATCCGGAGGCAATCAACATGAAACGTTACCGCAGACTTCTCCTCGCGCTCGCCGCCGTGGCCAGCATCTACCTCGTCAAGGCCACCGGCCTCGACCAGGGGCTCATCGACGAAGTGCTTGGTGCGGCAGTCGAAGCCTTCGTCGATGGGCCGACCGAGCCCGTCCAGGAGGGTGAGTAGATGGTAGGTCAGCCGAGCATGACGATGGAGATGTCAGCCGCGTTGGACCACGGCGTTGACGTGGTAGGCAGGAGGATCTTCCTGCACGGAGACGTGGTTAGTGGCAACACCTCCTTGGCCATCAGGGGAATGTACTTGATGGCGGACTCCTCGCCGGACCCCATCACCTTGTTCGTGGCTAGTTACGGCGGCAGCATCGACGAAGCATTCGCGCTGCATGACGTGACTCGGACGGTGCCGGTGCCTGTTCACACCGTCGCGCTCGGCATGTGCATGTCGGCAGCGCCCTTCCTTGTGGCCTGCGGCCAGAAAGGGCACAGGTACGCTAGTGAGAACTGTGAGTTCATGCTACACACAGGTTCCCTCGAAATGGAGGGCTCACCGTCTAACGTGGCAGGAGTCGCAGAGGCCGTGCGTCGTCGCGGCGAGCGCATGGACAGACTGTTCGCGAAGTACACTTCAAAGCCGTACCGTCATTGGGCGAAGTTTTCGCGAGCATGCAACGACTATTTCTTCACAGCCGAGACGGCCCTGGAGTGGGGCCTGATCGACTGCATCTGGTCCGAAAAGGATTGAAAACTATGAAAACTCTACTCACAGCACCTCTGCTCGCGCTCGCCGCGTGCGTCTCCCCCGGCCCCGGGCTCGTGCCCATCGAGGCGGACGGCCCGGTCGTTCGCACCGTAGAGCGCGTGTTGCAACGTGTCGAGAACTACGTCACGAGCGAGGACTGCCCGCTGGAGGTGCCTGCGGAAGTCCTGGGTCAGATCGAGGCCGCCTCGGAGGCAGCTCGCACGATGCTGGCGATGCCCGCTGCGTCCGGCGACATGTTGCTCGTGACCATGGGCAATCTGATGAAACTGCACGACCAACTCGTGCTGGCCGATCTGATGCGAGGCGGACTCGAACAGCTCGAAGCCGACGTGTATCTGGAGGACACGAAGCGCCTGCGCTCCCTGTTCGACGCGGTTTCCATTCACCAATAGAGCCATGCAGCAGCTCCCCGAAGATTATCTGCCTGAGTGGGGCAAGCTCGTAGTCGCCACAGTGCTTGGCGCTGGGGGACTCCACTGGTTCCGCGCGTGGTTGGAGAACCGAAGACTCGCGAAGAGGGACTTCCGGGAGCTGCTGCTGGACAGAATCCGTGAACTGGAGAAAACTGTTGCGCACATGCAGGTGCGCATGGGCAACCTTCGCGTCGAGATGGCGCACATCGAAGCCGAGAACGCGCAGTTGCGGCGTAAACTGGGACTCTCCGTTCGCGGCCATGAGGCACAAGATGCTGACCAACAGCTTGATCGAGGAGATGATGGTGGGGAGCCTACGCAGCCCTGAGGACTTGAGCGAGCGGTTGGGACTACGGCCCTCCCTCTACCAGCTCGAACTCATGCAGCGCTTCCACGAGGGCGAAGACCCGTTTGAAGTGGTCGAAGAACCCGCTCGAAGAACCACCGAAGCCATTGCGCTGTGCGCGCTCTGGCGCCTTCTGCGTGTCGAGGGTTCGCAAGTGCTTGTGGTCTCGTCTTCGCGTGACTTGGAGAGCCGCTTCATGGGCTTCCTGCACACCGTGACGACGACGATCGACCCCGCACTGACCTCCGTGTGCCGCTGGACCAGTAACAAGGTGCTCAGGATCGGCGACGTGGCGGGACACGAACTGCGTTTCATGTCCAACCGACCAGGGTGGGCTCAAGGAATCCACGATCCGAGCCTCCTGACCGTCGTTCTTGGCGCTCGCAGCTCAGAGCCACGCTTCTGCGAGACGATGGAAGCCCTCAAGACCGTCCAGATCGGCCCCGACACGCGCCAGATCATCATGTGGTAGGCTGGTGGGACGTTTCGCACGACAGTTGGAGCCCCTGTACGAGCGTTGGCGCGGCGACATCCGCGTCTTCGCGAGTGAGGCAATGAACTTCGAGTACACTTGGCAACAAGAGGAGTTGCTGGACATCGTTCAGCTCGAATCTTGGTTGCCGGTGGAGAAGCGCCTCAAGCGCATCGCCGTGCGAAGCGGTCAAGGCCCCGGCAAGACCTCGATCTCAGTCATCGTGGCGCTCTGGCGCAGCCTGCGGTATCCCGACGCGCTGTGCATCGTCACCTCGCCGTCGATGCGCCAATGCAAGCAGTGGATCGACGAGTGCGCGCGCCTGCTCAAGGACGCGCACCCGGTAATGCAGAAGATGGTCAAGACCTACGGCACGAAGGTTGAGATCAACGGCTCGAAGATGTGGGGCATTCGCACCGCGACCGCGACGCGCCCTGAGAACCTCCAGGGGATTCACGAGAAGCGCCTGACCTTCATCGCGGACGAAGCCTCGGGCGTGGCGCCCGGAATCGTCGAGACGATCAAAGGCACACTCTCCAACCCTGACGCACTCTTCCTAGCGATCGGGAACCCGAACACCTCGTCGTGCGCGTTCTACGAGTTCTTCACCTCTCAGGCGGACCAGTGGCACCGCCTGGTCTTCAACGCCGAGGACACCGCGCGCGACTACCCGCACATCGTCTCCCCGAGCCGCAACAAGCAACTCGAATGGGAGTACGGGCGCGACAGCGACGTGTACCGCATCCGCGTGCTCGGAGAGTTCCCGCACGAGGACCCGAACAACGTCATGGGCCTGCGCGACCTGACCATCTGCACCAAGACGAACCTGCTGGGCTGCGCGAGCATCACCGACATGATGCGCGTGAACAAGGCCATCGGGATCGACTACGCGCGCTTCGGTGGCGACGAAAGCGTAGTCGTCCGGCGCGCAGGGCTCGCCATTGTGGACTTCAAGGTCTTCGTCAAGACCGAGCCGATCAGCGTCACCGACTACGCCTTCGCTCTCCAGCGCGACTCGAACTGGAGCGACAAGGACTGCTGGTACATCCCCGACGCGGGAGGCATGGGCCAAGGCGTCATGCACTCGTTCCACGAGGGCGGGAAGAACGTGCTGGAATTCCACACGCAGGCGCGCCCCTACGACCCGTCGATGTTCGCGGACCTGTACAGCGAGGCATGGTGGATGCTGCGCAACCTCGTTCGCGAGCACATCGTCCGCATCCCCAACGACCCGCGCTTGCTCAAGCAGCTCTCGACGCGGCAGTATTACACCGATCGCAAGGGCAAGTTGAAGGTCGAGACCAAGGACGAGTGGAGGAAGCGCATGGAGGTTAGCGAGTCGCCTGACCGCGCCGACGCGATCATCTACGCCTTCTACCCCCACCTGGGCGATGGCGGCAAGGTCGTCACCAGCACTCACCATGGACACACTGTTGGCACGAAAGCCCATCGCAAGAGGTAAAGATGAAGTGCGCTGTACCTACCTGTGATGGGATTCTTCGAGTCTCACACACTTTCACCATCGAGTCGGAGAAGTTCCAGCGAGCGGTCTGCTCGACGTGCGGAACCGTCCACGCACTCGAAACCCAAGCCTCCGTCGTCACCGCGCGCGGCGATGGAGCTAAGGCCCGTGCCTCGCGCGCCCGAGACCTGACATGCGAAGACTCCCCCTCCTCACCTGCGGCGCATTGATCCTTGGATCGTGCGCCTCCGCACCCGACCTTCCGCCCCAGGAGGTCATGCTCGGCTCCCGCCACGCCGCGAAGGTTGAGAGCCCTTTCAGCTCCGGCACGGGCTTTCCGATCTCTGGCACAGTGTGGCTCACCGCCGCTCACGTCATCGGCAGATTCGACCCTGGGCAGATCACGGTGGACGGCCTGGTTGTGCTGGAGATCATCGAGCTGGGAGAGGATCTGGATGCCGTCCTGCTCGTCACCGAGCCCCACGGGCACAAGCCCTGGCCCCTGGCCGACCGAGCCCCTCGCCCAGGTGAGACAGTGTTCAAGAGCGGCTACGGCGCGGGTGCCCACTGGTGGACCGCAGGGCTCGGCACTGAGGACCCCGATCGGGTCGCCATGGACATCTTCCCGGGTGACTCCGGAGGCCCGGTCTTCTCGACCGAGGGTGAGGTGCTGGGCATCATCGTCACCGTTGGGGTTCACAGGGGGACCATCATCATGCACCACGCCGGGATCGTCCCGATGACCTTGATCTTGGAGGCCCTGCCCGAGGGGTTGCTGGACGCCGAGGAGGGTCCGGCCCCTCCGCCCCCCGCCCCGGTGCCCGTCGAGGAGACGCCCTGGGAGCGCTTCCTGAGACTCAAGAAGGAACAGGGCCTCTGACCGTCCTGAGAGGCCCAGAATCGACGCGGCCCGGCGCAGGTCTCATCACCTGCGCCGGGCCGCTTGCGTTGGAGAGGCGGCAGGAGGGGCGGCGCTCCCGGCCTCGGTGCGCCGGCCCCTTCGGAACAGTCCCAGGACGAGCCCCTGGACGCTGCCGCGCCCATCTCTCGGATTGTAAGCCCCGGCCTGGGTCAGCGAGGCGAGCTTTGTCCGCAGCTCGGCGGGTCAGCGTAGAAGGGCCACCTCCGAGGCACTTGACCGTTCTACACGCTGACGGTAGTAAACCTACCCATATCGAGCCTCGATGTCAAGCGAAATCCAGGAAAAGGTGGGTCCGACGACTGGGGAGGCAATCCAGCCGCCGGACCCGGGCAGATGACCCACGAGGGGCCACGTCTACGACAGCAGGCCGTGGTTGACCAGGGCCGTGCGGATCGCGTTGACCTTCGCCACGAGGTCGGCGAAGTTGTTGTTGATGTTCGTGTCGTCGCCCGAGCCCGAGATCGCCACAAGCGTGTCGTTCGCCGAACCCCCGGTCGAGTCGGTGAGCGCGGTGACGGCTTCGGCATCCAGCAGCGCCACGCGCTGCCATGACGTGCCGTTCGAGCCGTAGATGGACCAGCCCAAGGTAGAGTGATCGACCATCACCAGGCAGCGGTCGAAGCTCGCCGCCGGAAAGGTGGCGGCGAGGTCGGACTCGTCGCCCGTGTGCTCGTGGATCGGAAGCGGCCCGTTGAACAGGGCCTCGTCGTTGTCGTCGATCTTCTGGTGCCAGTTCTGGATGCCAGAGTCGATGTCGTTCTTTGCGGGCCTAGCCATGTCAAGCCTCCTAGCTGACGCGGTTGATGGTGAGCGACTGGCTCACCGGAGAAGAGTAACCGTTCGCGACATGCGTGACGCGAACTTTGAAGGCGCTCGGTTCGCCGCCGAAGTCGGCTACGAGGTCAGCGTTGTCGTAGGTGTATTCGGCGATCTCGCCGTCTACGGAGTACGTCCCCATCACCGCATCCCCGGTGGTGAGGAAGTCGATCTGGATGGCGCCAGGCACCACGGGCGCGCCCGTGACTTGACCTGCGTTCTGGCCGCCGCACCCGGTTTGCTTCGTGCCGGTCGAGATCGCCCAGCCGATGGTGATATCGTCGCCGGTTTGGAAGGCAGGTGAGTTGCGGTACGGCGCGCGAACGTGAACGTAGTCCGGTGCGATCGGAACCTGCCCTTTTGCGTAGACCTCGTTGCCGTAGGGCGGCACGGAGTCCAACGAGACCTGACCCCCGTTCGTGCCAGGCTGCGACTTGACCCACAGGCTTCCCTCTGGCACGAGCAGGCCATCCGTGAATTCCGTGATGGAGTCCGGGTCCACGATGAAGACGACCGAGCCTGCCGGGTGCGCCAGCTTGCGCGTGTCGTAGCAGGCGCGAGCGAGACCATCGAGGCGGCGCTGCGTGCCGCTCACGATGGTGGTCTTCTGCACGATGCATACCTCCGTGCCCGCGCTGGACACGATGACAGCGAGCTGCCGTCCGAGGCCCCAACTCGTGAGGTCCGCCGAGTAGTCCACGGCAGACGAATTGTCAGGACCTAGCTCGGTGAAGACGGGTCCTTGTTCTAGGTAGCTCGGGCCGTCGGCATCGAGCGATGCGTCCAACGTGCCCCCGGTCTGCACGTTCGTGTCGTTGCCCTTGAGCGTGTAGGTCGAGTTGTCCTCGGAGAAGTGGATTGACGAGAAACTGATGTTGGAGTTCGCGCGAATGCGCGGCACCATGACGTAGGGGGTTGCGGGGAAGGTCGAACCGAGGAGCTGCTCGGGGATCTCGACCCACCTGAACTCCTCGTCGATCTGCGGGTCCTCGGGCGGATCCGTTGTGCCACCCTCGTTCGTGAGGAAGCTAGACAAGGGGACGCCGTAGAAGTCCGGGATCACGGTTAGTTCGACACGCTCTGTGAGAGGGTCGATCGCGACCGATGTCACACGAAGCACCTGGTCGAAGCCTTCGACGATGATCGCCTGTCCCGGCAGCAGATCGCGCGCCTCGCGGCTCGCATCCAGCCGAATCCTCGCGCCTTTGGCAAGCTCCTCTGGCGATCGCAGCTCTGAGAGCGCGGCAGCCGTGGAGAACAACGTGGTCGAGACGATCGGGACCTTTCGCGCCCGCTGGTGTTCTGCGAAACTAGCCTGTCCGTCTTCATCCACGGCGATCGTCACGTCACCGTACAGGTTACCTCGCCCGCTGAACGAGAAGATCAGCCGGTCCACAGGCTGGTCGTCGTGGAGCGTCTCGATCTCCGGGAAGCGGTCGGCGTGGATGTCTTCGACTAGGGCTGCCAGTGTTCCGGAGGGGAGGCGCACGCGCTGGAACAGCATGTGCCCCGTCGAGGTGTCGATCGGCAGCATCGTGCCATGATCTTGCAGCATCGCACCCAGCATCGCTTCGGCAGTCTCACCCTGTGTGCCAAAGATGGAAGACCGCCACCCGCTGGTCTCTGCCTCGACGCCGAGGTCTTCGAGCGAGTCGGTGTCCCACGACTCGACGATGTGATTCGGGTCGAGTTGCAGCCCCAACGGCCAGTCCGCGAACAGCAGTTCTCCGATAACGTGTGCGATGTTGGCATCGTCCTTGTTGTCCTCCTCCCACACCTGAATGGAGCCTCCGCCGGTCGCTCCAAGCGTGCCGTCCTGGAGGAAGATGCGCGTGGCGGGCGCGTAGGTGAAGTATGGGGAACTGCCAGACTGGATCTGCACCACCTCCGAGCGCAGCACCTCGTAGGTGCCGTTCGCCAGGCCGGTTCCCGTCAGCTCTACATCGAACGTCGGCTTGTAGCGCGCGGTCAGGTCGCCCTCGACTTGCAGGTAGCCGGTATCTTCATCTGCGTGGGAGAGTGCGTCGGTTACAGCATCGCTAGGCCCTGTCAGCGTGCGGTTAGGCTCGTACCACGACTGGGACTGCGTGAGCCCGGCCCACGAAGGGCGGCGCTCCATCACGTAGTCTACGATGTTCCAGGTCTGGCCTTGGAGGCGCTTCTTGTTCCACACGACGTAACAGGCGTGCGGCCAGCGCGAGCTGACAGACACGCGGTTCGCGTTGCCCAGGAAGTTGTTGATGGGCTGGTCGGGCTCGCCCCAGTAGATTGTGAACGAGCCCTCCGCGCCGAGATCCACCGTGGTTCCGCTGGGGTGAGACTCAGAGGTGATCGGGCCGGTGAAGATCGTAGTGCCGCCTTGGATGATCGAGTGCAGCGCGAACATAGGACCGATGCCGAGAACGTGCCACCCGGCCTCGTAGACCACATCCGTTTCAGGGGCGTCACCGCCGCCCTTGCCCCCACCGCCCGCCGACTCTTTGCGGATCTCGCGATCGCCAGCCCAGCAGAACACAGGGCCGATGCGGCGGATGCCTACGTGCCAAGGCGTGAACGAGCCTCGGATCGAGAGCGTCGTGGGCTTGTCGGACTGGATCGGAGAGTCTGACTTCTTCGCGAGCATCTGGCCCGCGATGAGCGCCAGGCCGGTTGAGATGACGGCCCACGCGAGTTGAGTCCACGCGAGTTGCGTTCCATCAGCCTCGACGGCCGTCCCGCCGAACTGGAGGACGCAGCCTGCCATGAGCACGCTGACGGCCAGCAGACACTTCTGGTAGAAGCGCGGGCGATCGCAGTTCCAGTTGTAGCTCACGTCGTCCACGCGACGCCAGAACCATTGAGTTACTCGGCGCATTCTTGCCTCCAGCGATGCTTGTCCTCGATCCGGTAGACGGCGTAGAGAATCTGTTGTTCGAGGAACGACCATCCGCCCTGATGGAAGCCGCACGACGGCTGGGCGTGCCACAGCTCGTTCTTGCGCGGCCCCACGATCTCGACGTGGCCCGGACCCCCTCCCGGAGCGCCCGTCACTACGATATCCCCCGGCTCCACCTGGAAGACGCCTTGCTCATCAGGCTCGACCTTCGAGCACGGCGAGTAGCGCCGCATGATCTCGCGCACGGTGCGGATCGCGCCAGCTCGGTCATGGATTGAGGCGTCGTGAGGGAACCCGGCAGGCCGCATTCGCGCGCGCCCGTCGAGCGCGTCCACCACGCCGAAGACGCTACCCGTGCAGTCCGCCCCGCGTTGCGGGAAGGACTGGCCGGACTCGTAGCGCGTGCCGCGCCAGCGCTCCAGCTCGGCTGCCAGCGCAGTAGCGATCTCGGGGTCGCCAGGATTCCACTCCAGGCTCGGTCGGTAGACGCGGTAGCCGCCCATTACGGGGTCTCGAAGTTGGGTTGGTGGGCGGGGATGGCGTAGCCAAGGCCCAGGAAGAACTCCTCGGCGTTCCAGCGCGCGCGGCACGTCTCGACGGTTTTGTCGCAGCCCGGCACGAACCTGATGCTGGCCGCACCAGCGAGAATCCAGTCGCTAGGCACTGGGTTGGCCATGTACGCCTTGGTCGTGTCCACGTCTCCGTCGTAGTCTCGGATTGCGATGCGCAGGCCGTCCTTCTCAGCGTAGCCGCGCTTCCAGTAGCGAGCGTCGGTTGACCCCGGCGTCGTGAAAATTCCCGTCGTGACAGTGATCTCAGTGCCGTCCGCCGAGTCAATCTCGGCCAGCACCTCCACGGGAGTCACGCCGCACCCGCCCTTGAACAAGGTCCAGGCACAGTGGTGGTTGCAAGGCAACCCCATCGCGATGTCCAGGCGCGACTTGATCGGAAGGGAGAAGAACGCGGCTTGGTTGTTCTGCCCCTGGTAGTTCTTGATCGTGCGCCTGACTCGCCCCGCGTACAGGATTTTCTGCGAGGACTGGTCGCCCGTGAAGAGGCCCTGCGTCAGCTCCTCGATGATAACGTAGATCGGAGAGTGGGGCACGCCGCCGCTGGCGCGCGACACGAAGCTGTCGAGGGGCAGCACGATGCGCAGCTCACGCTTGTCGAACGTCCCTTCGTTCTCGGGGATCGCCAGCTTCATGCGCGGCTCCGACGTGTGACCTAGGAAGTCCTGGTCCCAGTCGGTGTAACGCGCCTGCGTGGCGAGGCCGGCCCCGTAGAAGAACGTCACGAGGACGAACCCCTCCTTCTCGGGCCGTGCGTATGCTTTCACCATGGTTGCCTCCTAGACCTCGAAGTCCAGCTCGTTGAGCACTTCGATGATGTCGATGCCGGCCGTGCCGCAGCCGGTGTGCTCCCAAGTCTCGACGAACTCATCCTTCGTGAAGCGCACCAGTCTGGCGCGCGCGACGCGGTGGCAGTCGGCGACCAGGAGTCCAGAAGGCATCGGGTCCCCAAACGAGAAGCGGAACACTGTGAGGATCTGGAGGATCGAGTCCACGTCGGTCACGTAGTGCTTGCCGTCCGACATGACCAGCCCCAGGGCCTCGAACTCTTCCTGCGTGTCCGCAAGATCAAGGTCGTTCTCTGAGATGCCCACGAATGTGCCATTGGTGTCGATATCGACCAGTTGGAAATACTGGTCCTGGTCGATGTGCCAGAAGCTGCGCAGACGACCCCGGCGCGTCTCGAAGAACTCCAACGCGCCCCAGATCGTGTCGCGATCGCCAGTGACCTCGAAGCGGTGCGTCTGGCGCGAGCGATCGCCCTCGACGCTCACGAAGTCGGCACGACCGCCTCGGTTCCTGTTGCCCTGTCGCGAGCGGCCTTTGGAGATGCCGCGAGTCCAGTCGGGCTCCTCGTACCAAACGGGGCGTTCGTCGTGCGCCAACTCTGCGCCAGAGGGGTTGTCTGACTTGATCGGAGGAAGTTGCGACGCGCCAGGAGCCTCGGTGACGGTCATCTTTACTGTAGGCACACGCGCGGTCGAATAGTCAGCTTCCGCCTCCAACACGATCTCGCAGTCCATGATAGGAAACACGAGCGATCCTGCCGCCACATCCACGCCGAGCGCGGAGGTGAGAGTGATGGTCGCGTTCGTCATGTCGCCGATCTGGTGGAAGGAGTGCGACACAGGCTGGTGGCAGAAGTCAAGCTGCACGATCGCGATGCGCGCTCCTGGAAAGAAGCGTCCCTGATCCGTCCGCACGTTGATTGTCGTGGCGCTGCTCAGGTAGGAAGCATCGAGTTCCTGCTGGTCCATGTAGATAGGCACCTGGAACCTCTGATCCCCCAGGCGGCGCAGCAAGACCTCCAGCCGTTCGAGTTGCTCCAGGGAGTTGATGCCCGTCACCGTCTTGGAGTCGCAGATCGTCCATTCCAGGTCGAGAGTGCGCGTAGGCTTCACGCCCAGGCCCCGACGAGATTCCGCGCCAGAGTCGGGGGAGATCGATACGTCGGTGCGGAACGATGTGGACAACTTGGCTCGCGTCGCCCAGTTGTGAAGGAAGATGTAGGCATCGTCCACAAGATCCAGCGGGGAGACCGACCCCGCCGAGCCCTGGCGAGCGAGAGCTTCGATCGAGAAACGAGAGACCTGCACCTCGTCGGGGTTGTCGCCAAGCGCAAGGACTTGGGTAT